TGAACGTCCTTGCTTGGCAGTTGATACACGAAAGTAAGCTACATATTTAGTCATTTTACGGCTCCCTGTTTCTCGGTGAGTTGCTGGTTTTCTGTGCCAGTTCCGTTAATGTATTTGATATCGCAGCGATATGCAACAAATAATTTAACTAATTATGTGGCTCCGCAGGTCAAATATGATATCTTGGCGCAATACAAAGGGAGGTAAGATGGAAAATAAGTACAACACGTTGCTAATTAGGCTACGTCCTGAGACAAGAGCGTTACTTGATCGTGCAGCTGGTGAGCAACGCAGATCCAGAGCGTCAATCATTGACGAGTTGCTGTTGGACAGTCTCAAGCAGCGCTATAACAGCACTCACGACAGGCTAAACAAGATGCTGGGGTCCGTATGAATGGGCGAGGTAAGCGCAACAAGGGAGCTGCTGGTGAACGTGAGCTGGCAGGTATCCTGAAAGATCACTTAGGTTTCGAGGTTAAGCGCAATCTAGGACAGGCGAGGGATGGAGCTGACGATATAACTATTCAGAAGTTCCGTATTGAAGTTAAACGGCAGGAAAGACTACAGGTGGATAAATGGTCGGAACAGGTGGAGTCGTGCAGCAAAGCGGGGGAAGTGCCAGTGTTGATGTATCGGAGGAACGGACAGCCTTGGAGGGTTTGCCTGAGACTGGACGATTTTATCCCGATGCTACGAGATGCACTGGAGTAACTTGGAAGTATCAGGTTGACCAGCTGATGGGTATTAATCCACCGATCACGAGGGCTGCTGGCAAGATGGTCATCAACATTGGTATAGGTGGTGATGCGCCAACCAACGTAGGTAAGCCTCGTACATCGAACTTTGATTTGATTATTGCTGATGTATTGCGTGAGGCTGGCAGTTTAACGACACCAGAGCTGCATCAGGAAATCTTGTTGCTGGGTGAGCAAATAACTATGGAGTCACTGTTTAGGCTGTGTAAGAAAATGGAAAACAAAGGACAGCTGGTGTCTAGCAAGCAAGCTAGGGTAAATGGTAATGGAAGAGGTGTGAACGTATGGCAGCTGGCAAAAAGGTAGAAGTATTTATTGAAGACAGGCTATGTAGCAGCTGTAGACAGAGGAAAAAGCCGCAGGGTGGTGATTTTGTGGTGTTTAATAAAGGATTAAATAGGAGGTGGAACTGTGCAGAGTGCAATAGACGCAGAGCAGAGAGACTGGAAAAGATTAAGTAATCACTGCGCCATGTGCGGTGAATATCACTTGGCAGGTAAAGAGGTCACAGTCAACGGCAAACAGGTTTGCACTTACTCGGAGGAGTGGAGAGTAGAGTGTGAGCTACGGTATGCAATGAGGCTGCCAGACAAGGCTAGAAAGCCAAAGATAACCAAGTTGATGTACTTAGACATGGTTGAAAAGGAGCGTGGCTATCCAACAAGGAAGGCTATGCGTGATGAGATGGTCAAACGATACAGGGAGGGCAAGTGATTCATTATCATGGGTTGCCAATCACACCAGCCACAGCAGCTCTTAGAGCGATCAATGGTGGTCATGCGTTTATTAGCTTTAGGCATCCAGATCAATTGACGCTGGCTTTAGAGGTAGCTCAATCATTTGCTTTGGATAATGGTGCGTTTTCAGCGTGGAGAAGTGGAGAGCCAGTGACGGACTGGACTCAATATTATTTGTGGGTGGCTGAGTTGCACCGATACCCATCATTTGATTTTGCCGTTATTCCTGATGTGATTGATGGTGATGAGGCTGCCAATGATGCGCTGCTGGATGAATGGTCTTGGAAAGGATCTATGGCATGGGTTGGCGCTCCAGTTTGGCATCTACATGAATCATTAGACAGGCTAGATAGGCTGGTAAGCAATTACCCTAGGATCTGTTTAGGTAGCTCTGGTGAGTACGCTCAAATTGGCACATTCAAATGGTGGCAGCGCATGGCAGAGGCTATGGATGTGATTTGCGATAAGCATGGAAGACCAGCCTGTAAAGTGCATGGGTTGAGAATGTTAAATCCAGAGGTATTTACTAGGTTCCCATTTGCATCAGCTGACAGCACTAATATTGGTCAAAACGTAGGTATTGATTCAGCGTGGAAAGGAACATATACACCACCAACAAAGGAGGCTAGAGCAGCAATAATGAGGGAGCGCATAGAGTCGCACCAAAGTCTAGTATTTTGGGAGCGTAAGTTTAATCCAATCCAAGAGGGGCTATTTAATGACTGATAGACAAGTAATCTGGTTGATGTACAGGGATTACATGGCAAATGGAAACCTGTCCAATGATACGCTAGAGCGTGTGATACACCACCTTAATTCACCACCAGCAACATCTGATGAGTGGAAGCAGGAGTGTATTGCAATGCTGGATCACATCCACGAGCTAAAGAAAAAGATTAACGAACTGTCGGCTAAATGACGCAGTTTAAGATACCACCAGCTCCGACTTTAAAGAAGAGGAAGACACCACCTCGTAAGACGCAGTATGCAATCATGCCGTTACGAGCATTGACTGACAAACGGATAACTGACAGGAATCGTACTGTGCTTGCAATGATGTCATCATTTGCTAACAGAGCTGGAATCACTTGGGTAACTCACAAAAGGATAGGTGAGGAATTCGGAATTACTCGTCAATCCATCCAGCGGATGATGGCAAAGCTTAAAGACTGTGGGTACATCGAGAAGGTATCAGGTTACAAAGTTGGCATCAAAGGGATCACTTACAGGATTATCTACGATCCCAAGATGAAGGCAGAAGACGCTATAGCTATTGCTGGCAATGGCATAGATTTAGAGGTAGAGCAGTACAACCAAGAGGATCCAGTAATGACATTTCGTAATCATCAACCACAGCCGATAGGCGCATTCTTAAAGGACATTCCAATGGCAAAGCCAAAGAGTAAACAGAAAGAGCAGCACGTAGAGGCTGCACAAGTGCAGAAGACGTATAAGGCAGAAGACTATAGTCGAGAGTTCTCTCGTGCAGCGCAAGCCATCTGCGGAGTCGAGCGCTTGCCAAATGAGCAAGACAAGGCAATCTGTTGCGAATTTGCAACACATCAGGTAGATCTGGAGCAGTTCAAGCAGATGCTGGTGGAATCTATCACTTGGCACAAGCAAACAGGTAAGCAGCCACCGCTAGGACTAGGTTATTACAAGGAAGTAGCACTGGCACTACGTCATATCGTATAGGTGGGTGTGTCTGTACAAAAACGAACTGTTCGATTCGAGTTTGTACAGGCATAAAACATTATCATTATGGTACGTTACGATATCAATTAATTAACGCTGTGTTATCAAAGTGGCATTATCCCCCCCCACCCCACCACCTATCGATGGGGGGATCCACAAAACTTTTCCTAGGAAATCGTTGGAGTTTTTTTTTACCAGAGTGGAGATGCGGCAACGGAACCACACCCGAAGAAAAAGGGATGATCTCTAAAAAGAGAGTGAGTTCTTGTTTATCTAAGCTACTTAGTCTGCCAAACTAAGATGATCAAACTGGCTCCGATCTGGTTGCTGATCCTCATCCGAGGGGCTAACAGAAGAAAGACCTGACCATTCGCTACGTTTATTCCCTTGGTCACTCACTACCGATGGGAGAGCTGGGTTATGGCTCCATGACCGTAATGTACACCAACTATAGATGATTGCAATATGCATTTTACATAATACATTTACATACTATTGAAAGTGTATTATTGATAGTTAAAACACATATGATTGTTTGAATGATTTGAGATACTGATGGCTGTTTAAGGAGGGAGTAAAAATGGAATATGACAACACCAATCGTGGCACGTTATTTAAGGCGAAAGAGAAGAAGGGCGAACGTAGCCCTGATTACACTGGTAGCATTAATATTAATGGTGTCGAGATGCGCTTATCTGCTTGGCTGAAGGAATCTAAAGCAGGTACAAAATACTTTAGTCTTGCAGTGTCCGAAAAGGATGGTCAGTACGAAAGCAAGAGCAATGCTCGTCCTAGATCTGAAGGTAGATCTGACGGTAATGCCAGCCATGTAGATGACGATATCCCTTTCTAATATGGTCACCAAGAAAAGAGTACGCACTCCAGATCCTGAAGCTGGGATGCCTCATGGCGCCATGATGGAGCATGAGACGTATACCTGCTATATCTTGCGAGGTATAACTTTTATTCCTCACTATCGGGAACGTGTATACGTTAGCCCAGCCTATGGGGTGTCTAACTTTGATACCTACTTGGCTATCGAGTTAAAAGCGCTGGGAGCCAAGCCTGTAGAGCTGGCGCTTTGGAAGAGGTCGCAGTTTGGCAACTAAGAAAGAAAAAGAAAAGTTTCCAAACCAGATACCGCCATTGAAAAACTATGGTGGTGTGCGTCTTATCCAGAAAAGACTGGAGAGATCTGGAACTCTGGAGGCTAACAGGGAGGCTGTCGCTTATGCGCTATTATCAATGGCTAATACCAAGCTATCCGATATTATGGAATGGGACTCCTCTGGTAATGTTATGGTCAAAGCCAGTAAAGACATTCCCGAGCACGCTCTCCATGCCATCAAAAAACTTACCAGTCGAACAGATCGTGAAGGTAATTCCTATATCGAGATCGAGTTGCACGATAAGGTGCAGGTATTGCGACTGCTGGCTAAAGCTTCTGGACTCTTGGATGGTGGCGATAATGGCGATAAACCTAGCGTGATTGGTATCAATATCAAAGCGCCTACAGTGATTGATGTAAACGATGAAGAGTAATCCATTCATAATTGATGAGCCTACCTGCATATCATTTTCTGGTGGCAGGACTTCAGCATATATGCTTTGGAGAATCATACAAGCTAACAAAGGACTACCAAAGGAAGCTATTGTATGTTTTGCTAATACAGGCAAAGAAGACGAGGCTACCTTACAATTTGTTAAGGACTGCCAAGATAATTGGAATGTAGAAATAAATTGGTTGGAATACACATCAAAAGAGCCTAAGTTTACAAAAGTAAATTATGATACTGCCTCTAGAAATGGTGAGCCATTTGCTGATTTAATAGTTAAAAGAAATTACTTACCTAATCCAGTAGCTAGATTTTGTACTAGCGAATTAAAAATATTAACTATTGATAGGTTTTTAAAATCTTTGGGATTTGACGAATATCAAACGGCAATAGGAATACGAGCTGACGAGCAACGTAGATCAGCAAAGATGACGGATAAATATATTCCATTGGTTCGTGCTGGTATAACGCAACAGGATGTTCAGAGCTTCTGGCGAACAAATACGTTTGATCTTGGTATTCAATTTAACAATGGAGTTACTCCTTTAGGCAATTGTGATTTATGTTTTCTAAAAGGAGGAAATCAACTAATGAGTTTAATTTCAGATAAGCCACAAAGAGCTTTATGGTGGGCTAATATGGAAAAAACAATAAATGCTTCATTTAGATCTGATAGACCATCATACTCATCAATGATTCAATTTAGTAAAGATCAAATGAATATGTTTGATAAAGATGAGGAAGCAATTGCTTGCTTTTGTGGCGATTAAATGAAAACTAAAGAATCTAGCGGCAAGTCAGTACCAGATATTGGTATCAACTTAGACTTTTCGGACTCGCCAAAGGTGTGGGAGTTCATGCAGTCGGATAACTTTGTGCAGGGGCTGATGGGTCCAGTTGGTAGTGGTAAGTCTTATGCCTGTGCAGCTAAGATCTTTATTAAAGCTATCCAGCAAAAACCCAGCCCTATAGACAATATCCGCTACTCACGCTGGGCGATTGTCCGTAACTCGTACCCAATGCTAAAGACCACCACCATCAAAACGTGGTTAGATCTATTCCCTGAGAATACATTTGGCAGTTTGCTTTGGACTCCACCGATTACACATCACATCAGGCTGCCAGCCAGAGACGGTGCAGCTGGTGTGGATTGCGAAGTCATATTTTTGGCACTCGATCAACCAAAGGACGTAAGAAAACTATTGTCCTTAGAACTTACAGGAGCATGGGTCAATGAAGCAAGAGAATTACCTCGTGCCGTTATTGATGGTCTTACTCACAGGGTTGGTAGGTATCCTACTCAGCGTGACGGTGGCGCTACTTGGCACGGTATATGGATGGACACAAATCCGATGGATGATGACCATTGGTGGTTTAGACTAGCAGAAAAAGAAAAGATGACTGGTAAGTTTGCTTGGAAATTCTTCAAGCAGGAAGGTGGAGTAGTCGAGGCTGATCCATCTAAGCTGCCAGACAATCCAGAGGCGAACGATCATATTTTTGCATCAGGCAAATGGTGGAAGTTAAATCCAAAGGCTGAGAATATAAAAAATTTACCGTCCGGCTACTATCAGCAAATGCTATTAGGTAAAAATTTAGACTGGATCCGCTGCTATGCTGGCGGTAAATATACATATGTGCAGGAAGGTAAACCAGTCTGGCAGGAATATGATGACTCTATGATGTCAGGTGATGTGGATGTGGATCCAACTCAGGCTATACAGGTAGGTTTGGACTTTGGTTTGACTCCAGCTGCTGTCATTGGTCAGCGTTTAGCCAATGGTAGATGGAATATTCTTGA